ACCAATACCACTCGCAACAGTAACAGCAGCAACAAGAGATGTACCATTAGTTGCCAATCGATTTACTCGTGTACCTCCTGGAGCATTTGTAAAACCAGTCCATGTAACACCATCTGGAGAAGATGCTACTCTTACAGTTGAACTGTTCAATCCTGCAGCATAAATTGTTGATACGTATCGAGTCAAGGCAGTAACACTGGTCGTGAATCCAGCAGCTCCAGAGATAGGGCCCCACGTAACACCGTTTGTAGAGGTTAAAAGGATAGCCCCTGAGCTATTGCTACCTCCAGCATACCATCGACCTCCGCTGTAGGAACTAAACAATAAAGCATTGACAGCAGTCATGAAGTCAGCAGCACTTGAACTTCGATACCAATTGATAGCATCTGCAGAGTAGTATAATACTCCATTACCACCACTTCCACCAATTAAAAAGTAAGAATAGGTAGGACCTACTACAGAAGTGTTCGGTGTGGTACAGCATCTAGAACTGAAGGTAGCACCAACTTGATTCACTCCTTGAAGAGGCACTATAAATCTTACAAATTGGTCTGCTTGATTTGCGACTACCATAGTATTCAATGAATTGAATTTGCGCTTCTGTGGTGTAGGAGCGACTGCTAAAGATTTCGCTACCACAGCTCGTTTGTAATTTGTCAGGTAGTCCTGTGCGGAATTTATCTGCATTACTTCTTTGCTAGAGAAGAAAGATCTTCGCGAAGTCCGGAACAAACTTCCTTCCAAGACTTGAAGTTATATTTCGAAACTGCCTCTTTGTACTTATCGAGATTATCAATAATCTTCTGCATGGATTTTGTGATATCAAAGACATCAAATCCTGGAATAATAAATCCAAGTGGCATAGTTCCAGCAGAGTATGACCTGCTCGTAGAAGGAACACGAATTGAAACTTCATCATTTAAGAAATTATCATAACTTCCAACGTCGGTAACCAATTGAGGAGCACCAGTGAAGAGATGCTCTAATTGACACAATCCATATCCTTCTCCATCTGACATATTGACACCGATATCTGCTACATTATAGAGTTGGTTAATCATTTCATCTGTAATATTATTCGGAGGAGATGTATCGACCATAATCAAGTTGTTTTTGTATTTTTCTAAATCAAGACCGTGGATTTTCATCTCTTCTTGATAAATACGCCCAATATCATAATGAGCACCTGTCTTTGGATTGAGATTGGTTACAAACAAAGCAAACAATGGTCTTTCAGGATTCTTCTTCAATAACTTAACAAATGCCATCACCATTAAGTCAAGTCTCTTTCGATTACTATTTCGATTAGCATTCAAAAAGATAATACCATTGTCTGGAACAGGCAATTTCAAGGTTGAACGCAAATTCTTACGAGTAGCAAGTGTCATATTCGTAAACATCACTGGGTCAACTGCGTGTTCAAGAATCTTGATTTCAGGATGGTCCTCTCCATATGACTTGTAGATTTTTGCCCACTTTTCAGTGAAACAATACACACGATGAGCAGATTTGTTGATAGTATCAATCAAAGGCTGAGCAATTCCTTCATAGACTTGGTCAACATAAATCCATAGTTTGAAAGTCGACTTCTCCCGGTCATATTTCATAGTTTCAATAAACTTATGGATAATCAATGGGTCATTGTAAATCATCACAACATCAGGATTGACCATTTCAAGATATTCATTAATCTTGTTGAATCCAAATCCCTCTTCCTTCGGGTCCTCGTTGGCAGCGGCATCATATTGAACAACGCCTTCTGGTACCTTACGTATCGATGCTCTGTTTGGATGTCGTTGAAATCCAAAGTGATATAATTTAACATTGTCTATTCCTCTAAGTTGGTCGAGAAGATTATAAGCTACTTTTGAGTAGCCAGTAGTCTGGTCGGTATGGGTACTTACGAGAACAAATCTCATTGTATGTTAGAATCAGGTCTCCTTTAAACGAGAATAAATTTTATTTGAGTAGGACTTGTTAATAATCCGATTCTCATGAGCCGATTATTATCTTCAAATGCTGGTCCATCAAACACTTCACTGGTCTTTTTATCAATGTAAAAAATCATTTCTTTAATCTGTACTTTCTGTAGGTTTCTTACTCGACTCATCATATTTCTCAAATACGATACATCCAGGTCATCATTCTTGATAGACGGTCTGAAAGCAAGGTCTTCTCCAGTAGCATTCGTATCGAATCTCATACAGGAGATTACAGGCTTTTCCTTTCCATGTAATTTGCGATGAATTTCGCAATCGATGGCACCCTCTTTTAACAACAGCGAAATACGCTTTCCAATCACATCTTTTTCATAGGCCACTTCGTAGAGCGATTCATCGGTTGACATGAAGGCTTCAACTGCCTGTTCTCCCATGTATCTCTTTAATCCGGTATCGTTACGACGAATGGGTACAATATTTGGATATTCAGTTGATTTTGCCTGCTCATCTGTGAATACACTCAAATAGAAACTAACTCGTACAGTTCGTTCTTGTTCTGGCAAACTCGCATGAGAGTTGATACGAATTGCTCGACCGATGACCTGGTCGTGTCTTGTAGGTGTCCAATGTGGTTCCATAAGATGTACGTGTCTCACATTCATTAACGTAATTCCCTGTGCTCCAGAAGAGGATGCCATCAACAAACATAATTTACGAGTCTTGCCTTCCAAACTGGCTTTCAACGATTCTGGAAAATCATCCGCATAGGTCTGGTTGAAAACTTGACGAGCAAGTTCACGCAATTCTGCCGACTCTTCACCAGTATAAAAGGCATACGCTGGTTTTGTTTGGTCCATAGTTGGGTCCTCTACCCACTGATTGTTGATTTTGACTATTCGATATTCCTGCCATCCATTCGCATCCAAAATAGCAGAAAAGACTCCAAGACCTTCAAGTGTACGGTAGTTAGAATACACAAATTGACTACGGCGTTTCTCTCCTTGAATAGACTCTTCTATATTCTCCAACATTCGCAACATCTTCGGACTGAAAATAGTCAATGCCTGTTTTGAAAGATATTTCGCAGGATTGCTTCTCATCTTTGCCATCACCATTTCCTTCGGATTCAAGTCATCTTCTGTAAGATTGTCGGAATCATTTGATGTATCTCTCAAATCTGGTGGAACAGCATAGTTACAAACAAGACGTGATTTGACACGAAATGTTTTGAGGTCATCATTCAAAGACATACGCTTTTTGCTATCATTTTTCATTTCATTCCATCGAACATCAAGATATCTTGCGAACTGTTCTTTCGACATAGGAACCAATTCTAACATCTTATCATCGTCCACTCTTCTTGGCAATACAGATTCATCTGCTCCTCTGTAATACGATACCAATCCCTGAATACGTTTCTTGAAAAGCAAGGGATTTTTAATCAGAAGTCCATCCAAAAATGTGCTCGCAAATTCTTCGTACTCAGAAGGAAGACATTCCAATTCTTCTACATTTGTTCGTTCCAAGGCAATCTCTGCTCCTCCAACATCGGTTTCAAATTTATCCTTCCAAGAACTGACCCACTCATTCGCATTGGGTGAGTATTTCATATCCTTGATGTATTGAACTGCGATTCTATCACCTTTTTCGTTGTAGACACTACGAAACTGAGGAGGGTTTCGCGTGACCATCACAGTTTTCTTGATTGTGTTGAACTCGATAGTATCTACATCCGGTACACTTCGCAAGACAGTTGTCATTCTTTCTTCATCCCATTGAGGTGGATTCTTGAATGAAATATTCACACGCTCGATAGGTCCTCGCAAAAGATTCATGAGACATGCGATTTCATTGGGTCGATTGATAATCGGAGTACCAGAGAGTGCCACAATCTTACATCGTTTTGCGTGATAGATAGCATCGTACAATTTGCGAGCTATGTCAGACTTGTTAACAATTCTGGATATGAAGTCATGAACCTCATCCACAATCACAACTGTATCGTCAAATTTGTTAGGTTCATCAGGTGGTACAACACGATTAATATTTGAAGAGTTCAAGCCGTTGTAAGCAATGAATGTGAATCGTTGATTGATAATGTCTTCAATCTGTTTTCCAATCAACTCTTTTTCAGAGGATGGAAGGTTCTTATAATTGGCCTCTTCACCGATGGTTGTTACGTAGAACTTACCATTTCTTTCCAAGAACTGTCTCGAGATTCCAAGAGCAAGTGCCTCTGCTCGTGTCTTTTCGTCGAGTACTTTCATAGTCCAGTGCTGGTCATAGGCATATATGGGGTCGCCACACTTACGAATTTCACCTAGATAGTTCTCTTCCAATGACTTTGGAAGCATAACAAATACCTTTGAGGTTGAAAGCAGGGACTCTGCTACTGCGATAGATGAACAGGTCTTTCCAGAACCTAAGCCATGATAGACAAGAAGGCCTCGATAAGGAGTTTCAATCAACAGATAGTCACGAATAATCTTTTGATATGGAAAAAGTTCTCGATTTCCAGGAGCTTCTTTGTTACCTCGGTACTTTAGAAAGACTCGTGTTATATAATCGGCAAAAGTCTTCCTATTTGGAAGGACATAAGGTTGACTCATTGTTAATCTCAACGGAAAAAGGTATGCGTTAATAACAATGTTTCCTACTCGTCGCAACCATCGAATGTGGATGGTAACTATCTACCTATTTTTGGTAGCAGGGTTTCTCTATTTGAAACCTGATATTGCGTTTGGAAGAGAGGGTCGTGTTCGTCCTTTTGGAACCGCCACAAAAGAAGCAACTATATTCCCTCTTTGGTGGTGGATATTCTTTCTGTCTGTTGTCTCCTATGCCATTACTGTTCAACTCGCTGGCTTTCGATTTCAGAACTAGAATGTCTCAAATGTTTGAACAATACTTCTAATTTGATTTAGCATAGTATGCCTTTCACTATGATGAGGTCTTATTAGGGCCTCGCATTCATTAAATGTCTTCCATGCGACCGCAGAAATCTCTCGTCTTTGCATGGTAGTGAACTTTTGATTCAAATTTACTAGTTCAGGATTCTTAAGAACAGCCAAGAAGTATACGTGACGATATCGAATATTATTCAACCCCATAAAGGTCTCTTCAAATACGATGTTCTTCATAACAACATACGAATCTCTTGGAATATTCGTCTCTTCTGTAAATTCTCGAATAGCACAGTCCAAATCAGATTCTCCTCGCACTCGTTTTCCCTTTGGAAATCCCCATTCAGGTTCTATGTAGGTTGATAAGTAATTTACCATGATTCTGGTCTTATCGAGCAGTTCAAACTTCTCTTTTGATATCAGATAGTCGGCAGAGGACTTATCGTCTCCCCATAACTGTTTCCAAACTGTGTCAAATGGATTCGATACAATAGTTGCTTGTTCGACCAATGTCATGTTTGAAAACAGCTTGCCTATATACGCTTCGTCATTTACATCATACTTCCCTCGCATGAACTCTGCGAAACTTAGACTATCTTTACGGCGCACCATTAGAACACTTGTTGTATCCACATTCACTGGCAAGGATGGTTTATCGATTAAAATTAATCCACATGACAGTATTGGGTCTTTACAAGTTCTAAATAGGTGTCCTTTCCCCCCACAGTTATTACAAAACATTACGGCTGGCTTCGATGATAGTTGTAAATTATTGTTCCGTTTT